TGGACGCTCAGGACGACCTGAAAGGCCGCGTCCACACGCTGGAAATCGAGCACAAGAACCACGTCTGCATTCAGAGGGGTGCCTGATGGCAACGAGCCCCAAGGAAATGGCCGAGATCGTCCGCCGCCTGAGTGCGAAGAACGCGCCGAAGGATACCGTCCTTGCTGCGATCACGCCCAAGGAAGCCGCGATCCTCAAGGCTCGCGGGGGTTCTGGGAAGGTCGATCCCGTGACCGGCGTGAAGCACTTCGAGGAAAACGACGACAACGCCGGTTACAACGACGATGGCTCGTGGAACGACTCGTCTAAGCGAGACACAGAAGGCGGGAAGGCTGATCGTCTTGCAGCAGCCCAGCAGGCCCGCGACGACGCGATGAACACGATGGGCAAGGCTGCGGGCGCAGAGTCCACGGAAGGCACAGACAAAACCGGCTATTCCGCGACGATTGAACACAAGGGGACCTTTGGCCGAATCGTTGCCGCTGCGCGTGCGCTGTTCTCTGGCTTGGCGACCATCGGGAACGCATCCACGGGGAACATCCTGGGGTCCGTCCTCTCGGGCTACGACACCTACAAGAACGCGAAGATAGCGATGGATGGGACAAAGGTCACGGTCCATTCAGGAACTGCCGCGTCCTCCACGCCCTCGGGGCCGTCCTCCACAGCGAGCGACAGCGGAAGGACTGGTGCAGGGGTTGTGGCTTCAGCTTCGCTCACTGATGCGTCCTCGAACCTCCTGGGCAGTCCATTTTCCAGGACTCCGACTATCGACTACTTCACGGCCATTTCGCGCAGCAAGCAGGGCGCGAAATCCACTGTCCTAGGGGGCGGAACGGGCGTCAGTCCGACCTCCACTTCCCTGCTGGGGGTCTAATGGCTCAGACGCTCCGGCAGCATTGCGACACGCGCCTCAAGGAGTTGAACTCCGGGTTCACCTCGTGGGAGACGCACTACCGCGACCTCTGCGACTACGTTTCGCCGCGTTCCGCCCGCTTCATCTCCAGCGATCGCAACAAGGGCGACAAGCGCAACCAGAAAATTCTGAACGAAACGGCCACCTTCTGCCTGGAGACGCTTCAGCGCGGGCTCCTGTTCGGAGTGACGAATCCTTCCCGGCCCTGGCTCCGCGTCAAGACTCCGTTCCCGGAACTCAACGCACAGCAGGACATCCGCGAGTGGCTGGACCTCGTGGGGGATCGAATCCTTGAGGTGTTCCGGCGGTCCAATTTCTACGCGGAAGTGCCGAACCTCTACGAAGATCTCGGGCTCTACGGGACCGGCGCTGCGTTCGTCGAGAAGGACGCGGATTCAGTGATCCGGCTGGAGTCCCTGCCGATTGGCTCCTATCGGCTGGCGATGGACGGTTCCCGGCGCGTCAACTGCCTGGTGCGCGAGTTCCAGAAGACGCGGCGCGAGCTGGTTGACGAGTTCGGAAAGGCGAATTGCACCAAGGCCACGCAGGACGCCGTCGAGAACAACTCAGGCGCTGAAACGAATGTCGATGTTGTTCACATCATCGAGCGGAACCCCGACTACCGCGAAGGTTCGCCCTTCGCAAACAGGATGAAGTTCCGCTCGATCTACTACGAAAAGGCCGCGTCGGATGGCCTGTTCCTGCGGCAGAGCGGGTTCAACTCGTTCCGTGTGCTGGCCCCCAGGTGGAAAGTGAAGGGCGGCGACACGTACGGCGAAAGCCCCACCATGCAGGTGCTGGGCACGATCAAGGGGCTCCAGAAGCTCGAAAACCGAACGCTGACGCTGCTCAACAAGGTTGTTGATCCTCCGCTTGTGGCCCCCACGACGCTGAAGAACAAGCTCATCAGCCAACTCGCGGGCTCCATCTCCTTCGCGGATTCGACCACGGGGCAGGCTCCTATCCAGCCGATGTTCCAGCTTTCCAACGTGCCGTTGCAAGAGGCCGAGGCGAAGATCGGGCGCTACGAGGCCCGCGTCAGGCAGGCCCTCTTCACGGACATCTTCCTGATGCTCTCCGGCACTGAAGGCCGCCCGCAGATGACTGCGGAAGAAATCAGGGCTCGGCTTTCCGAGAAGATCCAGACGCTCGGACCGATCCTCGTTCGGCTCTTCGACGAGGTGTTGGACCAACTGGTGGAGATCACTTTCGAGATCATGCAGGATCCCGACTTCCCCGGCCTGATCCCTCCCGCGCCGGAAGCGCTCCAGAACGCACCGCTCAACATCGAATATGTCTCCGAGATGGCGCAGGCGATGAAGCTCTCTGGCGTGAGCGCCATCGAGAACACGGTGGGGTTTGTCCTGAACGTGGCATCCCAGCAAGTGCAGATGCAGCAGGTTCCCACGGCCCTGGACAAGCTCAACCTGGACGCGGCTATCGACGCATACGGAGAACTCGCCGGAACCCCCGCGAAGCTGCTCAACGATGCGAAGGCGACGGGGCAGATTAGACAGGTCAGGGCGCAGGCGCAGGCGCAGGAACAGGAACGGCAGGAGTCCATGGAACAGGTCGAGGCCATGTCTAAACTGGCGAAGGCCCCGGCTGACACTGATTCGGTCCTCTCTCGGATGGGAGGTGCCGCGTGAGCGAACCCTTCAACTCCGGGGATGAGGCCCAGGTCAAGCAGCGAAAGACGAAGGCAGACGTTGCGATCCACGAAGAGAACAAGCGCATCCGCAGGGCATGGGAGAACGCGGATTGTCGCCGGGAATTGTTCCTGATCATCGACAGGGCGGGCATTCATGCTTCCTCCTTTGTGTCTGGGAAGCCTGATCTGTCCGCGTTCAACGAGGGCGCAAGGGCGCTAGGACTGTTCGCGTACGAGCGCGTGATGGCCGTGTGCCCTGAACTGTTTGCCCTAGCCCAGAAGGAAGCAAACCAGAAGGAGGAACCTAGTGAGTGATGAACCCATTCCCGCTCCCGTGAGCGAGGAACCCCTTGCGCCGGAGCCAACTCCGACCCCAGAACCGCCGAAGCCAAGCGGTGACGTGCAGACTCCCAGCGGAGATGCGAAGCCCCCGGAACCGGTAGTTCCCGAGAAGTACGACCTGAAGCCCCCCGAGGGGCTGACGTTCGCGCCTGAAGCCCTTGCGGCTTTCGAGAAGGAAGCCCGTGCCCTCAAGATGTCCCAGGAAGACGCGCAGAACTACCTGAACGCGCGCTACGAGAGCATCAAGACGGAACGGGAGTCCAGCGAGAAAGAGCGGACTGACGCTTTCAAGGCGACCAACGAAGGATGGATCAACGAACTCAAGGCCGATCCTGACTTCGGGGGCGCGAACTTCGAGAAGAGCCAGAGCCGCATCAATGCCGTTCGAGAGAGATACGGCAACGACGCGACGAAGGATCTCTTCGACCAGATCGGCAATCACCCCGGCCTCTGCAAGATGCTCGCAAAGATCGGCGCGGACATGGAGCAGGACCACTTTGTCAAGGGCAACGCCCCTGCGACTCAGGACTCGGGCCTGAAGTCGTTCTATTCGAACTCGCCGGAACTGAAATAGCTCAGTTTTGACAACTTAAACCGCAACTCCTTTGCCGGATAACTACCGGCCCGGAGGTTCAAATGACTGCTCTTGCGAGCACTCATCCCACTCTTTTGGATATCACCAACGCTGCCGGTTCCGATGGCAAGGTTGGTGCAGTCGGCCTCATGGCCGAGATTCTGGCCCAGGACAACGAAATTCTCGACGACATGGTGATGAAGGAGGCCAACGAGGTCACCGGCCATGTCGGCAACATCCGCACGGGATACCCTTCCCCGACCTGGCGCAAGTTCTACGGCGGCGTTCAGCCCGCGAAGTCCACGTACCGCAAGGTCACGGACACCATCGGCATGCTGGAAGCCTACGCCGAAGTGGACAAGGCGCTGGCCGACCTGAACGGCAACACCGCCGCCTTCCGCCTCATGGAGGATCGCGGGTTCCTCGAAGGCATGAGCAAGGAAATGGCGCAGACCCTCTTCAGCGGCAACGAGAACACCGCGCCCGAGGAATTCACCGGCTTCGGCCCTCGCTTCAACAGCCAGAGCGCCGAGAACGCCTGCAACATCCTGACCAGCGCGGCCACGCCCGACTCCACCGACAACAGCTCCATCTGGCTCGTCGATTGGGGCGATTACGTCCACGGCATCTATCCCAAGGGTTCCCAGTCCGGCCTGAAGATCGAGGACAAGGGACAGGTCACCCTCGGCGATTCCACGAACGGATACTACGAAGGCTACCGGACGCACTACGCCTGGAACCTCGGCCTTCACGTCAAGGACTGGAGGCACGTTGTTCGCATCCAGATCGACGAGGAAGACCTGACCAAGGGCGCGGCCACTGGTCCCGATCTCCTGGACCTGCTGGCGCAGGCGACCGAGCTGATCCCCTCGCAGAACGGGCGCCTCGTCTTCTACTGCAACCGCAACGTGCGGAGCTTCTTCCGCCGCCAGGTGATGAACAAGGTCGCCTCTTCGACCCTGAGCATCGAGCAGATCACGCGGCCCAACGGGGCCATGATCCGCGTCCCCGCGTTCGACGGCATTCCCATCCGGCGCTGCGACGCCCTGACCGCCACTGAAACCGGCATCTAGGAGGAACGAACATGCTGATGGATTCTCGGCTTGAATTCTGCGACGCCACGAGCCTGAACACTGGCGCCGCCAATACCTACCTGATCGGCTCCCAGGTCAACCTGGGCTCCGGTTGCCTCTACGGCGACCCCACGGACCTCTGGTGGGTCATCTCCGTCGATACCGCTGTGGACTCCTCGGGCGACGGCGTGACGCTGTCCTTTAAGCTGGCGTCCGACGATTCGGCCAGCATCTCCACGAGCGCCTCCACGGTGCTGGTCACCACTCCCGTTTTCACGCAGGCGCAGATGGTCGCCGGGTTCATGTGGGCGACCAAGGTGCCCGTGTCCAGCACCGTCTCCGAGCAGTATCTCGGGGTGCTCCAGACGACCGCCGTTGAGGCCGTGACCGCAGGGAAGATCAATTCCTACCTGACTTCCAAGGTTCCCACCTCCACGCAGCTCATGAACTTCCCTGACGGGATCTCCTAGGAGTAGCGCATGCGAGTGAAGGCAATCAAGGACGGCTCGTATTACGGGGCGCGAATCCGGGCGGGGCAGGAGTTCGAGGCCAAGGACGGCCAGAAGTCCAAGTGGTTCGTTCCGATCGAGGACTACAAGCCTGAAGTGGTGGAAAGCGACCCCGAGCCGTCCACCTTCACCGAGATGAACCGGGCGAAAGGAGCGCGTGGACCCCTCAAGGGCCGCGCCTCCGATCAGAAGGTGATCTGACGAAACCAGGGCGGGGGGGCAACTCCCCGCCCCTCCCCTGGAGTCTTAAATGGGTGCAATCACCGAATCTAAAACCCTGTTCGACGCGGCCACCACAACGGGTTCCAGCGGCTATTTCAATGTGGGTAAGGGCCTCGTCAACATCCAGGGCTTCCTGAGCAACACCACCACGCCCGCCGCGACCGTGGTGATCGAGGGCACGAACGAGGACACGCCCGCGAACCCCGTGACGATCAAGACGCTCTCACTTTCGGGCGCTAAGGCCGCTGACGGCTACACGTTCGTTTCCGGCTACTACTGGGTGCGGGCGCGAATCTCCGCAATCACGGGCACTTCTGCGACCTGCACGGTCCTTGGCCGGGTGTTCCAGCCGTGACCTCATCCCTTGCGGCAATCCTGGCGAGTCCTGTGAGCGGCGTTTCTGGCGCGGTAACAGGCTATCCCATCGGGCGCGGGAACGGGGTTTCAACTGTTTTTGTGGCCCCTCCCGAGATAACAGCCATTTCTGCGCTCTACCGCCGCGATTGGCAGGGGAACATGGCGCTGTCGGCGAGCGCGAGGACGAACTACTCCGATTTCAGCGAACCCGCTATCTCGCAACTCTCTGCAAAATCCGCAACAGTAACGGATTCATCCGCTCCGGTCCCGTTCGCTGGGAATGCGATTCATTTCCCTGCGGCCTTGCAGACGGATTATGCGTACGTGTCATGCCCAACAGGGATTGTAAATCCTATCGTTAGCGTCTTTATCAAGATGGATGATGGCGGGGTTCCTGTACCAGGAACGACTTTTAACCTCTATATCAACGCGGGTTCCACCTGGGTTTCTTCCAATTTAACGGTGCTTGCCCTATCGAATGGACTGTGTCGCGTCTCAGGCAAGTGGGTTGGAACAATGACAGGCGGAAGTTTTGGGTTGAAACGCAACGCGACTACAGACAGAGGATTCCAAGTTGTTGGTTTCATGATCGAACCTGGCGGAAGTGCCACAACGCCCACTGGTTATATAAAATGTTCTGGAGCTGCGACTTCCCTCACCGACTACACCGCCAGCGGCACAACCCTGACGTTGGCTGAAGCGCCCGCTCTTGCCGCTGAACTCACGGTGGACGGGACCAGCGTGAATCTTCCTCTGCTCCAGATCGGAGGATACTAAATGGCTTCTGTCGTTGGCATTTGCAATCAAGCAATCGCAAGGGCAGGGCAGACCGCCACCATCGCGGCGCTCACCGAGGCTTCCGTTGCCGCTCGGCAGTGCAATGCACACTGGGAGCAGGTCAGGGACGAAGTCTTGCAAGCCTTTCCATGGGGGTG